TCCTTTCCAAACGCGCGTCAATTGCTTGCTATCGCTGGCGCTTCCCGGCGCGGCTACGCTGGCGTCGTCAAGAGCGTTGGCGTTGTAAGAACCCGTGTCGCGTGTGCGAATGCTGGATTCAAGCGCAAAGGTTGGTAGGGTCGGTCCCGAAAAGAGAAGACGCGAAACACGGTTTGTGATGTTGCCGTAGGTGGCCGCGGCGGTGTCAAAGTCGGGTGAACCGTTGCTTGCACCGTTATCCATGTAAGCATAGGACTTGACGGTGAAACCCGCGGCTCCGCCTGTGTGAGTGAAATAGAACGGCTCGTCCACATGGATTCGCTTTTTCGTAGCGTCCACATAGAGAACTTGACGCATCTCGTTGCGCTCGGTGTTTTCCATGTCTGTCCCTAAGCCGTCTGCGCCCCATTGCGAACTGCTTGCTGGCTCAACAAGGTCGGAAGGGAAGTTCGTCGCCGTCCCATCAATGATGAGAATGTAGTCGCCCACGGCAGGGGTGTTGCTCAATGTGCCGTTGAACTTGAGGTAAGTGTCGCCTGCTGAAACATTGACGAAGTTGTTGGTTCCGTCAACCGTAGCGATAAGCGTCGCCTTGCTTTGAGAAGGCTCGTTGACAACTTCGCGACCGAGGGAGTAGTAAAGCCAGCGCGCGCTGTTGAACATCATCTCCATTGAGCCACCTGTGTTCTCAAAGCGTTGAGGTTCTTGGATAACCACATCGCGACCAATGCCTACGATGTGTGCTTGACGGATTTCCACTTTCGTTTCGGGTAGAGCAACCGTTGCGGCAAGACCGATGAATTGGTCGGTGAGAACAGATTCGTCGGATGAGTCGGCTTGAGCGTCGTAAGTCATGCCCGTGTCAATGGTCGGCGTAGCAATCGTGCTGATAACAAGTTCATCGCCCGCAGTTGATGCCGTGGATGCGGTCTTCAAATCACGGTCAAGTGTGATGGTAGTGCCGCTGTTAGCGACGATGGTGTAGGAGTTGCCTGTGGTTGCGAAATCATCGCCGCTAAACGCGCCATTGCCGATGACGCGGAGTTGCGACCCAACGAGCATGCCAGCGGGATAACGCAGATTTGCTTTGTTATCAAAGAATCCTTCGGTATTAAGGGTTAAAACATCAAAAGTCGCGCCCGTCCCACTTCCCGATGTTGAACTTTGAGTAACGGTGTCACCGACTGAAACAGCGTTGCTCCCCGCGGCTGTCAGCGTAAAAGTAGCGATTGCACCTGTCGCCACCGTGTCAACGGTGATGGTGTCACCGTTTGATGTAGTGATAGTATCACTCGCCGCATAACCACTACCTGCCGCATTCAATTCGTAAGATACCACTTTACCTTTGAAAGTGATGACACTTCCCGCGGCATTGGTGCTGAAAGAGAGGTTTCCACCGAAGCCACCATGCGCGAGCGCGAATCCGCTCTCTTTGCCGAAGGTGACTTCGGATAAGTCGCCCTTGTAAACTGTTGATACCATAAATTAGCCCCGCCCTGTCTTACGCGATGAGTTCCGAGAATATAACGATTTCAACTTGAAAGGTCATGCGATGAAGTTGCTTCGTCCGGTCCGAAAGGTCAGTTCGCACTTTGTAAAGTAATCGGTCAAAGTTCGCGCCATCGCCTTTTCGCTTGCTATGAATGATGCGCCGAATCTCATCCTCCATTTTCATGAGGTGCTTTCGCCCGTTCATGGTGCGCACATCAACGGTGACATTGATTCGCGTGTGAACGAAATCATAGAACACATCGGGTTGTTCCTCCGCGTGCAATGTTTCGTAAAGAAAAATCGCATCCTTGTTAGTGAGGTCAACGCGCTTGCCGCGACCAGCCTCAACCGTGGTGATGTCCTCAATGATGGGTGTGCGTTGGTTCGTATTCCCACGATTCCATCCTGTGGTGAGAATGTCCTTCATGAGTTCAATTGATTCAAGCGCCATTGAGCCACCCTCCAATACGCGACTGAGCGCTTGCTTGTTTTTTTGCTCTGCTAACAATGGCTTGATAGTCGGGGTCGTCTTCGCTCATGACCTCGCCATTCTCCTTGATGATTTGCCCCTTACCATTGACTGCCGCGTCGTATTGAAGAGCGCACGCGTCAAGGAAAATGCGCCCCTCATCGGTGAAGATGCTCATCTCGCGCGCTTGCTTGATAGGCTCCGCAAGAGCCGCCGCGAGAGCCTTATTGATGGCTTTCTGCATACTATCACCTTGGTTGGAATACACTTTGTTGAGGAATTGCATTTTGCCTAAGTGCGCGTTTATTTTGCAGGTTGGCGATTGCGCCGCGCACTTTTCCGAGGTTTGCGCTATACCCTTGCTCAAAACCCATCGCGTGTTCAGCGGAGTCGTCCCATCGCCACATCCTCTCAGGCTCGTTGCTACGCGAAACGCGGGATTCGGGTCGGGCGGTTCTTACACCTGCGCGCCCGCCCCACGGGGCATACCCGCCTTCAATGCTTCCATCGCCGTCAAAATCATCTCCCGTTAGGTATTGTAATTCCGTATCCCCTTCTTTGTTCGTCACGGGAATCCATTCAATAGGTGACCCATCATCCTTAGTTCGTTCATAAAAGGCCCTATCTTTTCCCTCGTTGTAAAGCGCGGGGGGTAATGTTGCGCCCTGCGCGCGCCAATCATCGTCGTAGGCATACACCCTTTGCGACTGTCGCGCTTTGAGCAAAACCCACGCTTCATTCATCGGATTCATATTATCACAACACCGTCATCACTTCTGTGTAGCGCGGTAGCGTCTCTGCAACCTGCGCTTTGAACAATTGATACTTGCTCCCCAAGTCTACATTCTGCGTTCCTTCGGGCAACAACACGCTACGGTCATCGGACAGAATCAAATCCATCGCGACCAACTTCGTGCAGATGTCCTCAATGGCTTTCTCCACATACCGCTCTCCGTAGACATAGGACACCTTGACGGCGTTCCATGAGAAGTAAGGGTAGGAGTTGTTGAAGTAAATCACACCCATGTCGTAGTCAGCCCACCAATCGCGAAGACGAGCCTCGTCGCCTGTGGTCGTGCCTACATAGTCAATTTTGAACTTCTTTTGGTTCAGCGTTGCATCGGCAACTGCCGCCGCGCTGATGTCGCCTACGAGGTCAGTCACGCCGTTGAGCGTTGTGCCGCTGATGCTGGTGTAGTAACCGTAAGTGCTTCCTATGTTGATGATACCGTAGGGAGCCAATCCCGACACGCTATTGACGACGATGGTGGTTGCGGTGGATGACACCACTTTCACATCGGTGCTGGTCGCGCCGGTAAAGGTGATGCCGTCGGAGGTGCATGCATAGGTGGCGTTCTCGCCAGCCTCGCCACGACGCATAGAGGTGATTTTGAGTTGACCGCCACCGTAGTCAGCGTTCGCAGAAGCCATGAACTCGTGATGCACATTTGCGGTGGTTGCGCCGTCAGTCTCGGTGATGTCTTCAAACTCAAACGACGGGCTAAACAGCGTGGCTGATTTACCTTTGCGCGCATCCTTATTGATGAGGTCAGCGAGTTGTTGAGCGGTGCTGACATTATCAAACTGCGCGCGAAACTTAGATGTCCCATCCCCAACCGTAAGCGTCGCGACGCCGCCACCACCGGGGCATAGAAACACTTTGTCGGTGTCAGCCGTCAGTTGCGTGAAGTCATCCACCTTGAGGCGGATTTCAGCCGCGGCAATCTCGCGATAGTCAGCACCCTGCCAAATCTCAAGACGGAGAATCTGTTGCGCGTTGCGGAACATTAGCGGGACAGAACCCACATAGTCGGTGTAGTAGCGACGACGGTAGGGCTTGTAGGTGTCAAAGTTGAGGTATTCAGCCGTCTGCAACATAGGTCGCCATGCGTTGTTCGTGAGGTTGTCAATTTTGTCTTGGGTGCGGAGGATGAGTGTTTCAACCTGCGCTTTCGTGACCCCTTTGCGTTTGCCGTTCGTGAACGATTGAAGGTTTTGGACCTGCGCGTTATCAGCCGTCGTGTAGTCTCCTGTTAAAGCATCAGCAAACGAAAGACGAACATTGCCGGAAGCGCGAGCAACGCTTGTAATAGTTCGCTCTTCACCCATTTCGGTATCGCTGGTAATTTCAATCGTATCACCTACTTCAAAGCCAACCAATCGGTAGTCTGCGGGGGAAATGTCAACATGGGTAGAGCCGTCTTCTGCGGCCAAGTAAACAGGGTCGGGGAATGGGATTTGAAGAATGTCAGCAACCTTTTGTGCGGATGTGTAGTAAAGCCTGTCGGGGAAGAGAGGACGACCTTCGCGCTCACCTGTTTGGAATACGGTCGGCATCACTCATCCTCCATTCTCGCGCGATATTCAAGGAACCTGTTTTTCAAGTTTTTCGGCATTTTAGGTAGTCTTCCGTGTTCTTGGTGGAAAGCGTGTATGTCGGGGAATAGGTGGTCAACTCTACCACCGCGTGAGTCTTTGCGAGCGCGACGGAGTTTTTGTTCAAACTCTTCTTGCGCTCGTCGTCGCGCTAATTGGAGGTCGTATTGTTGAACGCGAGGTGTTTCTTTTGGAGCCTGTGCTTGAGCCTGTTGACGGACGCGCTCTTCTTCTGCTTGCATTGCACGCATCTGTGCGGCGGCTTCATGAAAACCTTGAGCCTCCATTTCTTCGGGCGTCATTTTGAGCAAACGCCAAGCCATATCCATTGGATTTTCGCTTCTTTGAAAAATGCCCTTGAATGGTATGTTCTTGAAAGTGGGTGTTCCTCTACGACCCGTTGCTCCTTCAAAAGAAAAATCAGTCGCTTGAGTCGCGGAATCGTCATCAGTCATGAAACGACGACCTTCTCCTGTTGCAGTCATGTTCATGCTTCCCCCACTCCCTACATCTCCTACCGCTTGAAAATCAACTTGGTTCGGCATTTCGGGAAGGTATTGCTTTTCGCCTCCCATGTAATGTTCGGTAGCCTCATCAAAAGCCGCTGAACCGGGATGGTGTTCAAGGCCACAATTCACGCACGCTGTTTTTCCATTTCCACTCGCGACGGTTCCGCCGCAATCCGAGCAGGTGTGAGGTTCCGCCGCTAAACCTGCTTTTCCTCGTGCTAACGCAACAGGAACGCGTTTGTCTCCAATGATTTTAATTTGCGCTGTATCAGCGTGTCTACTTCCCGTCATGGGTTTGATACGAGTGTCGTCATTATCGTCTCCATCAATATCACCGCTCAACCTCACCATCAAATCACCTCTTCGGTTTTTGCAAGGTTGTAGTGCATTGGTTTCTTACACGCGCCGCATCGCTCAAGGTAGCAAAAGTGGAGCATGCCGCAGAAGCGGCAACGCGTGCCGGAACCGATGTTCACGATGTCTCGGATGTTGCGCGTCTTCATGTTTTGACGCTTGACAACACCCTTCAACTTGTCGCGCTCATCGGTCTTAACCATTGACTCTTCGGCCTTACGCCAGCCTTGTTTCTCAAGGCGTTGCAGTTCGCTCAAGTCCATGTCGCTCACCTCACGAGGTGACGACTACGACATAGAGGTTGCCCTGCATGGTGTAAGAGGTGATACCCTCAACCGTCTTCCCGCTGGTGTAGTCGTCAAGGACCTTCTGCACGCCACCGGCCACACTCGCGCCTGTCTCGCACCCTTCGTTGGGTGTGAACTCAAACACTTTTGTGTCGGACAAGGTGAATCACCTCATCGCTTGCCGAAGACCATCAAACGACCGCCGCTTGCACCGGGGTTCGCGAAGCGAACAAGGGTCGCGGAAGTGGTGTCAATACCAGCCGTCAAAGGTGAGCCGCCGGGAGTCGCGGTGTTCGCCACAGCCGTGACCATGAGGACTTCGGAAAGGAAGTCGCTCAATTCAACGGAAGTGTCGCCGCTCGCGACGGTTCCGGTAATCACAATCAAGTCGCCCAAAGTGTGGGGTCTGTTATCGCTTACAAATGCCATATCATTCATCTCCTGTTGGTTCTGCTTCTTCTGCCTCGTTCATAGAGTCTTCGGTGGGGTTAAGGTGCGCGTCAATTGCCGCGAGCAACTTTTTCTTGGTGGACAGGGAAGAGGATTCAATCCCCTCTTCTTCCATCCACGCGAGAATGTCGCCTTTCGTCCATCCCATGTCGGGGATGCCGTCGTTGCCTGTGTCCACGGTCGCGGCTTCGTAAGCGAAGCCTTCAATGAGAAACTCTTTGTTGTTCTCAAAGGATGACCTGTAAGACTCAAGCCACTCCGCGCTAACTTCACGCGCTTGTCCCCAACTCCACCAACCCAAAGAACCCATGTTCGCGCCAGCGCGTCGTGGTCCTCGGTAGGTAATCGTAGGCAAGAAGAACACCTCAAACCACGATGAGAAGCAGTTCAGCACCCGTCGTATCGTTGGTTGTGCCGTCGCTGGTCAGTTCAATATCAAAGGTCAACTCAAGCGCGGCGGTCTTGCTCACACCAAGAGAAGCGGTCGCGTCAACCTGCGATGTGTAAACACCAAGAATGGTTGTGATACCTGCGCCACCTGCGTCTTGCGTTGGGTCGTTGGAGAGCGATAGCGTGTCGCCTTCTGCAAGAGCAGAACTCATCGTAAGACCAATCAATCGCGGGCTTTGAGACGAGTTCGTGCCGTCAGCCTGTCGTGGCTCAAAAGGCGTAAGAGTTCCGGGGTAAGTCCCGGCTCCACCTGCCAGCCATGTCGTGCTGTCGTTGTTGCTCGCGCCTGCTTGCAATTCAATGTCAAAGTTCACGGTAGTCGTAGCCGTTCCGCTACACACATATCGGATTCCTCGGTTATCTTTCGTTGTTGCCATTTTTCATCATCTCCTTCATTGTAGGTTGCGAATGCTCCCGCTTGCGCCAAAGAACGAACACCAAAGTTCGCCCATCGTTCGGTAAAGCCCCTCTTGTCCAAGACGGTTAATCGCGAATGGGTCGCCCGTTTCAATACCGCTTTCGTAGTATTGCGTTGGGATTGCAGTTTGGAACCACAGGTAGTCCGTGTCCAAGTAGTAGATGCGCGACAGAGAACCGCTGGCGGTTGCCGTGTCATCGGGCATGTCCTTCGTTGGAATCATAGGCACGCCGTTGTAGGTCGCGACAATGAATCCAGCCTCAAGACCCGGCACACCCTTCACGCCGTTGTAGGAAGGGGTAACGCGCTTGGAGTCCATGAAGCGTTGTTGGGATTGGAGCAATTGCTGAACGCGCATCAAAGTGTCGTAGCCCGTCAGCATGACCTTCGGGTTACCACCACGGGTCCAAAGTTGCTGGAACAATCCGTCCATTTGGTTGAGGGACAAGTTGCGGTTGGTTGCGGCGGTTGAAGCGTCGCCACCAACATCCACTTCCGCGCTGTGGAAAGCGGCGGAACCATCGCGAGTGATGGAATACATGTCGTGGTCGGTCAAAGCGTCAACACCTGCTTGGGTGGTGGTCATCACGGCAGGGTCAGAGGTGATTCGGTCAAGCGATTCAAAGTCGTTGCCTGCGGTGGTGGTGACATCCTGCAAGAGCATTCGGTTGATGTGTTCAGCGTGGTGCTTACCCATCTCTTCCTTCAACACTTGGCGCACATCGCCCATACCGTCGTCCTTGTCGGAAAGGAACATGCTCACTTCGGACAAGTCAAAAGTGTGCGCGACAGTCTTGGGCTTTGCGGCCACATGGAGGAACTCCGGCTTGGAGGTGTCGGGAAGAACGCCGTTCTCGGCAATGCCGCCACCCTTCGTGAACGAAGCGCGCTCCGTGAGGATGCGCCATCCACTTCGCTCCCAAGGCTTCTTGGGCAGAATAGAGAAGGCGTTGAACTCTTGGTTGAGTTGCGACCAAACCTTTCGGCCATAGATTGCTTGATAGGTTCCCGCGGTGGTGGACAACAAAGGCGCGTCAGCCTTCAAAATGTCACCTGCTCCGTAGGAGTATCCGGTCTGAGAAGCGCCACCGTAATAGTAACGCTCCATGTCTTGAACTGTTCTTACATAATTTCGTGCCATCAGTATTCCCCTCCTTTGAGTGCTTT